ATCATAATCTGTTCTATTATTAAACTCATCAATTCTTTCAGTAATTCTACCAAAAGCTTCTCCTCCTGATTCAGTTAATTCATAAGTAACATCATACTTAATTTTATCATTAGGATAAGTAGGTTGATAAGCATCTGGAGCTAAAGTATTAAAAGAAGTAGCAAGTACAATAATTGGTTCATTAGGACCTTGGAAATAACTATCTTCAGATACTGCAATTGGAGTTTTAAATTGATCATAATCAGGTCTATCATAACAGGTTTGAAAATCTGTTATTTGATAAAATGAACCTTGACTTAATTGATTACTAGCAATTAAAGATGTTAATTGAGAATATGTTACATCAATTATACCACCAGATAATCCACCATCTTGAATAACATCTTCAATATATTTTTTAAGATTCAATTTATTAGATAACAAAGTTGTTTTACCATTAGGCATAAACCTTTGATCTATATATTTATTTTTTGCCATTTTAAAAAATATTAAAATGAATGATATTTATTATTTTAAGATGTAGTAATATTTGTACAATTGTTTCCAACATAAGTAAATGTCTGAGTAAATATAAGTGTAGCACCTTCATAGTATTCAGCAACAGTTACATTATTATTAACATCATATGTGTAATCAATTGAATTACCTACAATAGTAGTCCAGTTGGCTCTAAGAAGTATAGTTTCAATAGAAGATAAAGACGTAGTAATTGTATCAGAACTAGCACTAGATAAATTAAATATTTTTTTAATTAATCTTACTAAATCAATTACACCTTCAGTATTAGAAGTTCTAACTGTACTATTACCTCTACCTGGTATATTATTTAAACTCATATTGATTTATTTAATTGTTATTGTTTAATCATTAAAATTCCAGCTGCATCTAATGGAGCTGCTCCTAAACCAGTTGTTTGAAATATTGCACCAGCTTGTAAACCAGCAGTACCTGCATCAGCATCATCATCATAAGCAGGAATACCTTTAAGAATAATACCAGCGTCTCCATTTCCACAATCATCAATAGCAACTAAAGAAGCAATAGTAGTACCATTATCAAATTCTAATATTGTTTGAGTTGCAGTAACTTCCAATGTAGAAATAGCAGGAGTAGCATCAAGTATCATTGCTGTTTTAGCATCTGAAATTGTAGTTGCAATGTTTGTAACAAATGAATTTAAATTAATAAAATTAGAAAGTTCAATGTGAGATGATTTACCATTGACTAAAAATCTTTTGTCTAAATAATAATTTGCCATAATTTTAGGTTTTATATTTTAAAATAAATTGATTTTTTTATAAAAGTTATTACTTTTTATATTATTAATTTGGTTGAGGACATTCTCCTAATTGTACTTTATTAACTGATAATACATCAGGTAATGGATTTGTCCAAGCTTCAATAGGATAATAAGTATTAAATTCTGAGTAACTATACAATGTACCAGATCCTAATGAATCACGTAACTCCCATCTAGATAATGTACTATTCCAATAAACATATCCTATTATAGTTATTAAATCAGAACAATAAATTGTATAATAGTTTCTACCATTATATGTACCAGAAGCTGTATATGAATTAGTTGATGATCCACATTGTTCATCAGTTACAACAAAACATATTGGTGTTTCTTTAGTATATTCTATAAAATTATATGTAGTAATTAAACAACCATTTGCATCTGTAATTGATATACCTACGTTAGTATAAACAGGTATTCCATCTTGAACTGTTGACTGTAACATTATGTAATTACCATTCTTAATAACTAATGACCATAGTGTTGGATCATATGACCAATTATAATTAATTGGTGATGCACCATTAGTAACAACAGCAGAAAATGTATATATATCGTTTGATAATGTATTAGTTAATGTAACAACTACATCTGCACAAGTTAATTCTTTTGGTTGTGTACAATCAAAACAAAAACTTGAACTAGTTGAGTTAATTCTTTTTTTAAACTTATTTAATTCATCTATTACATCACCATACAATCCACAACTATCTACGTTTTGTTCTAACGTATAAAAACGCTTAGCTTCATATATTTGTGAATACAAGTTATCTAGGTTACAATTATAACCATATAATACTTTTTCACTATACAAAGCCACTAATTTTACAAAGTAACATTTAGTTTCCATTAGCAATTACAATTACGTACTGTTGTTGTAGAAGAATTATTTTTATTATATATATCAGTTGTACCATTACAATTGCAATCATCCCAAGGACTATTACAATTAACATCATTTAACTTACGAGTCATCAATTCATACATAGCACATGTTTCAGTGTATGAAATGCTATCTTGACAATCATTACTATAAGTTAATGCGTCATAAAAGAATAATATATCTGAATCTTTACATGCAGCTAATTTACTAATTACGCTACATTTTAATCCACAATCAATAAAATAAAAGTTTTGAATACAACTCAAAGAAGTAAGAGTTTCTTCACATATGATGACTTGATATACACCACTAAGAACAGTTCCTGTAGTTAAACCAAGAAGTAAGTCAAAATCTAATTGACCAGATCCATTAATAACAACATTAGTTGGTAATGTAGGGTATACATTTATATGATTGTCTGCTTCACTTATATCACAAAAATCTAAAGCATTAGACCATGTAAAATCATCAGATGTAATATATTCAAACCCATCTAAGTTTTTAAATTTAACATATATTGTATATGTAATAGGTACACTACCTGGAATTGGTACAGAAACATTAACAGTAGGAGTTGCATTTGTTGTTAATGTTGAATTTATATAAGTTATACCATCAATAGAATATGATATACTTGTTGGATCAATTAAATTTTTAATAATACCATTAAGTGTAATGTCAAATGAAACATTTGTTGAACCAACAAAACAATTTGATGGAGTATCAAGACTTAATTGATATCTAACTGGTATTATTAGTTCAGTATTAGGACAACAGTTAGAACTAAATTTTAATTGATAAGATTTAATAGCTGAAAAGTCTTTAGTGAGTAAACCACTTATGTATTGTAAATATGTTTTACCTGATGTAGGGGTAGTTATAACAATACCTGTACATGCAGTTGTAACATTAACGAAATTTAAATCAGCCATATAATAGTTGTTATAAAATTAAATATGTATAGAAAGTACAAGGGGGTTTTTACACCCCCTAAATACTTTTCTATTTTGATTAGATTAAACTAATGTAGGATTACCTAAATTAAAGTTTGTATTAAACGCATTAAGAGTACTCACAAGATAAGTTCTTAATGGGTTTTCATTTACAACCCCTGCAGTACTACCAAAAGCAGCATAAAAAGGATTAATAGCAGTACTACCACCAGTAAATGGAGAAGTTGTACTTCCTGATAATCTAGAATTAGGAACTGCAATTACAGTAGTATGTGGCATAATTGCAGGTATACCGCTGGTAGCCAATCTTTGGTGACAATGTTCAATATAGAAAAAGTCATAATAACCATTTTCTACAACATAGTTAGGAAATTGAACATGGTAAGACATGTATGGTTGAGGACGAGCAGTTTGATTATAAGCTTCATTAGCTTTATACATAATAGCAAGTTGACGACCAGTACCAAATCCTTCAGCAGGTAAACATCCAATTACTTGAGCAGTACCATCAAAACCTTTTACAAGACCTAAAGTAATACGTCTTTTAGTATTAATTTTATAGTCATAAACAGCTTGTCCTTCATCAATTGATAACATAATAAAATCTGTTACAGTAGATCCACCCGAAGCACCTGCAAAAGGTACACCAGCAGGAGCATTAGAAGTACCAGGAAGTAAATATGGACGAATATAATAATTACCAGAACCAAAACCAAGAGGGTCAGCAGCTTCAAATGTTCTGAAAGCTTCACGAACATCATTATCCATTGTCATTGTTACAGCTTGACCAGCAAGATTATAACCAATAACAAACTTAGCTCCATTAGGGTAAGTAGTTAAGTTTAATAAATCACCAGCACCTGTAGCAATTTGAATTGCACCAGTTGTAGAAGCATTATCAATACAAATCATTACTGCTAAATTTCCATTATTACCATTAAAGTTATAAGCTAATGATTGAATTAAATTATCTGTTTGTCTTGCAACAGTAGGATAAATTGTAGTAAAATCAGCTGTAGTAGTAAATGTACCAAATGCAGTTGGAGTACTATATACACTATTATACCAGTCAGTTCTGTCACCATGGGCAGATACTTGAATACGATAAGTAAACTCATCATCAGGTACAATTGCTGTTGAACCAGCAACATTATTACCAGCAACAAGAATGTTATTAGTAGCAAAAGATGCATTTGTTACACTAATTTTTACTCCAAGAAAACATTGTGGAGAAATCCATTGAGATTCTTCAAGAGGACGAGTGTAAAGTGTAGAAGGATCATTTGCTGTATTTCTTGTTTGAATAAACTTAATAGAATCATTTACACCTGCTGGAGTACCACCATTTACTGCTTCAACAACTTCAGTAGTAGCTACTGTACTTGATTTAAAAAATCCACCACTACCAAGATTATTAAGTGGTGCATTAAATAAATCTGTAGTTGTGTTATAAAGAGATGTTGTTGCAGTTACAGCAGTAGTAGCTGTTACAGGCAATACAATCACTTTCATTTGACTATGTTTTGTCATCATAATATTAAAAATGTTTTAATTAAATTTGAAAATCTTCCATTATTTTTTTAGTACTCATTTGTTCACCCATTTGATCCTGAATATCTTGTTGAGCGTATTGTACTGCCATTCTAATTATTTCAGGATGGAATGCTTCATCGATATCGCAATGAATTTGATCATTACCAGTAATAGAATGTAAATCTATATGATCATATCCTCCTATGTAAACCCTATTAGGATATTTAATATAACTAATATTTACACTATCTATTGTAAACTGTTCAATACCACCAGTGTCTGTTGTATCAAAGAATAATGATTTTAATTCATCATTGTTAAACCTTTCTAAAGGATTACCATCATTAGTAATTAAAATTGCTGTATCATACTGCTTGTCCATAATATTTGGATTATCAGTAGGTAAGGTGATAAAACTAGAACGACCAAAATTAGCAAGAATCCTATTCCATTTCCAACTGGGTTCAGTTTGTGATAATTTGCGGTCGTCTGTTTGCCATGCAGTGTGTCTAATCTTCTTAGTACATTCACCTTTTCTTATGACAACTTCAGCAGCAGTTAAAAATAAGTATCTAAAGTATTGACCTCGGATGTTATTACCTAAAGAACTGAGTTTTACCTCCCATCTTCCGTTTCCAACAGGAATTGGAGTAATGGGAGGTTGAACTTCAGGTGATTTTATATGTAATGAAGCAAGCTCATCGATTCTTTTTTGATTTGTTTCAAAACCAGTTTTATTAGCACTAAGACCATATCTGGTTTTTATAAATCGCATGATAGCTTTATTCAAATATTCATCGATCTCCCAAGGCATAAAATCAGGTCTGTCATTAGAAGCTATTCTATCTAATTCCAACTCAAAATTATAATGCATTTGGTCAATACGCATAGTATTAAAATTTTAGATAAATAGTTAACGTAGCTTTGCTTCAAATTCTTCTTGAATCATTTGAACTTCTTCTTGATAAGCAGGATCTAACAAGAAATTGTTGATCATATCAAATTTAGAAGTACGAACAAATGTATCAGCTGGTCCGTTAGGATTACGCTTATACCAAGTGTATTTACCATTACGATATTGAATTACATTATACTTGCAATAGTCAAATAATTCGGCAGATGCAATAATAAAGTTTCTTCTTGCTGGATCTTTCCAAATATCATAATATTCAATAAACCTACTATAACAATCCTCGTTTTGATTATAATAATCATAAACCATACGAGCAGCTTTAGCTGAAGATAATTTGAGTTCATTTGCTTCTTCAATATCCAAAGCTTTAGCCATTTGTTGAATTGCATTTTCGTGAGATTTAAGATCTTCAAGAGCAGCAGCTGCTTTAGTTTCTCTTTCGATTTTAGAAAGTTTATATTTTTCTTTCTCAACATCATCAGATACAAACCAACCTGCTTTTTGATTTAAACCATCTTCTAGTTCAGTAAAACTAGATGCAACTTCATCAGAAGCTAGTAAAGTATAAAAATTAATTCTATGAACAGGGTTAGCCATGTTAAAGAAATTAATATTATCCTTTAGTACAACACGAGATTCCATTTTTTCAAAAAACTTTTTGTTTTCTTTATTAGATGGAGAAATCTCATTTGGAATATTAGAAGTCAAATAATCAAATTCAAATCCATACTCATATTCTAAAAGATGTTGAAGTTTAGCTTTGTCTTTACCTTTGAATAGTTTTTCAGCCCAATCAAATTTATATCTTTCCTCATCTTTATAAGGATTGAATACAAACTCATCTAATCCAGTTTTAATTCCATGTACAGTTCTCATTGGTACAATAGTTTTGGTAGTACCAGGGATTCTTGTAAGGTTTTGTGGCTCTTCTTCTTTATATAGAACTTTACCTTCTTGATTAGTAATTGGTTGAGTACCATTCATCCTTTTAACTCTCATCTTGATTTTCTGATTAGGTTTTCTAAAAGGATTAGGTTCTATTTTGATTACACGATTATCATTTTTTATGTAAGTTATCATAATTAGTTATGTAGTTTTTAGAAGTTATGAAATTTATACGATGTCAGCTTTCAAGTAGATAGATCCACAACGAGTTACGTCAGCTACCATCAAACCACATGATTTCTCACGGTGAATGCTATAACCAGAAACTCCACCAGCTTGACCAAGACCACCATCAGTAATAGGCATACCAGACTTACCATCGTGAGCACCATACCACTTACCATTGTAAGAGATGTTATAGTCAGCATATGTTTCAGCTACCATTGAAATGTTATCAGTTTCAGATCCTGTTCCTTGTTGCTTAGAATAACCGAAGTCAAGGATATCAGCACGCCAAGAATCGATAGGTACATTAGTACGGATTGGGTGCATTTGAGGACAGAAGTATTGGTTGTCATAAGCAGGATTTTCCATAACAGAAATATCAACTGTGAAACCTTTGTAGTGAGCGAAGTAAGATCCATAGTCTAAGTGACGGAAATCTTCTCCTTTACGAAGGAACAAAGTGTCAATAGTTACGAAAGATTTAGCATCAGCTTTGATCATTCTGTCAAACATTTTACGGAACTCCCTTCCTGCAGACAATACGATTTTTTGTTCGCCTTCAGAAATTTTATCTTTGATAATGCTATCAAACCAATCTTCCATTTCTTCCAAGCTCAAGTTACCATTATGAGTAAGAACCCATCCTGATTCCAATTGCTCACGAAGTCCAGAAGAAGTCAAGATTTGGTGACCTTCAGGAGAAACCATTGTAGAAGATTGCTTACCAAACATAAGAGTATGCTCACAGTTTTGGTAAAGTTCGTTAAATGCTTCAGCATCAAGAACAGCCATGAAACGAGCCAAAGGCTTACCTTCAACTTTATCTTCATATTTAACCCATAACATACGAAGGTATTTACCATATTGATCATCGGAGAAATTACCTCTGTCTGCAGCTTGCTTAGCACGTCTTGCAGCTTTGTCAGAAACTTCTACTTTGATTGCGTGTTGTTGCAATTGTCCTTCAGATTCGAAAATTGAATAGAACTGGAATCCACCAGCATCAACGTTATCTTCAGTAGCAACGGCACTAGATACTTTATTCCACTCAGAACCAGGAACCAAGAAACGAGCAGGAAGGTAAGCATTAGGATTATCAGTTACAAAACGAAGAGTGTAACGATAAGCATTAGGACCAACTTGTCTGTGTGTACGAGAAGCAGTACCAGGTTGTGGTTCTACTCTACACAACATAGTGTTGTCTTGAGGAATGATAATGTCAGAAACATTGAACCAAGGCTTGTCAACAACGATATCAAACGTTTGAAGATTAAGACCTGGTTTTGGATCTGTATTAACAGTTTGAGTGATACGTGCTTTTTGAGCGTTACCACCAGATAGTTCCCAACGGAAACCAGAACGGTCGATCAATTTAACACGACCTTTAGCTTCAGTCATACCAACTAACGGCTTACCGTAGTATTTGTTAGTAGCACTGAAGATTTGAGAATAACCCATGTTAAGGTTAGCAAGATTGTCTGTACCAAAAGCTTCATGTAAGTGAAGACCTTTGATTTCACCAGTAGCAAGAAGACCATCTGTAATTACAGTGGTTTTACGAGCACCATTTTGGATAACTTTAGCGTTTTCGAAATCCAAAGTACGATAGCTTGAACTCATATTAATAATTATTTAAAAGTTAAATTAAAATTACCAGTCAGATGCAGGATTAATAGCGCGTTTTGGTTCCGTTGATTCTTGTTGTCTATTAAAACTACGTCCTTCTGATTTGAATTTATTAGAAACAGTTTTTTTGTTATTGACTATTTCCAGAATTTTATTGGTTACTTGTTTTTGAACAGGAGTACTTCTGTTTTTAAACTCTAATGAATAAGGATCTAAGTCACTTAAGAAATCCATAAACGTTTGAGTTAAATCAGGATGCTCCCATATTTTATTCCATTTGTATTTCCATAGTTCCATCTCAGCTCCATTATCTAGTTGTACAATATCAAATTGACTAACTATTTCTTGTTTCTTTGTATTAGACCATGGTTTTTCTTCTAATGAATTTTTAAAATTATCAATCCAGAATTGTTCTTGCTGAAGCTTTTGTCTTTGATAGTTTTGCATTTCCATTTCTCTTTCTTGAGCTTTTTGGAATTCCATTTCTTTCATATATTCTAACTTCTCTAAGAAATAGTTTTTAGCTTCATTAGCTAATTCTTCTCCTTCACTATTATAAATATAAGAATCAATCTCACTATCCAATCTTTGTAATCTTCTTTGATCAACAGGATTATCTGGATTAAGTCCTTCTCTAATATACATTTCAATTAACATACGTTGACCATACTCTGATTCTGTATCCATAGTTGCATAATCATATTGCTCATCTATGATTTCTTTCATTGTCAAAGCATCTTCATATGTACCACCTGATAACGTATAATCAATAAGTTCAGCCAATCTAGGATCGCTAGCTTGGCTTTTAATAAATTCCAATGCTTGCTGATTTCTTAATTCTTGATCATATTCTATTAATTCATTAAGAGTATTTTCATCTAGTTCAGTAAGTTCATCAGGTATGTTAAGTATATTCTGTTCTCTTAAAATTTGTAAAGCAGCATTATAAATATCAGGATTATATTCACGTTCTCCTGATTCATTTTCTACATATTGTTGCTGATCTTCAGTATCATAATTTGCGTTTCTTAATTCTTCTTGAATTTGATACTCCAAAGCTTCTCTTTCATCAACTTCCTCTATTTGATCAGGATCTACAGAATATTCATTTTCGTTATATTCTTGATTATAATTATCATACCCTTCAGGAGAATAATAATTGTCATCTTCATTTGATTCACTACTAAGAGTGTTGTTTTGACTCATGATATCATCAATCGATAAATCACCAGTTCCTAATTCAAATGAAACATCTGGCATAATTACATTATCTTTACTCATACAAAATTATTATTTTAAATTTTTTAGATTTATTAAATTAAGTTAGTTTATATATTTTTTTTTAATCACTTAGCATTACCTGAGTATTTTTTCTTCATAAATAAGATTTTTAACTGATAAAAGTGACTTACTTACGGCTACTGCGTTAGATACAGAGTCAATTAATACACTTGTAGGATCATATACAGTATAACTATCTGTGTTTAAACTATATATCTTTCCATCACGTAAATCAATTGCTTTGTTTCTAAGTAATGCATCTTTAAACTTATCATACTCATTCATAAGATCAGCATTAATTAATAATTGCTTAAATGGTACTTCCAAAGAATTAAGAATTAAGTTATATCCTTTCTTATTATTATTCTTACTAAGTTTATTTTGACAATTAATGAATGTATAACCACCACCTATATTTACACCTAGTTTAATAGCACTTGATACAGCTAAGACAGCATCATCTAATCTATCTTTTAATTCTTTCATTTCAAGTTCAGTTCTTCCACCTGCATGGATAACTGCAACTCCACCTGTAAGATTAGCTAATCGTTTTTGATGGAATCTTCTTTCTCTATTAGATAATTCTAATTCATCATTATTATCATCTTGATCAAGTAAGTATTTAATCTCTTCTACTATGTCACTAACCAACTGAATGTCGATTGTTTCTTCATTAGGTGTAACACGTGTATGATATTGATCTATCTTGATTTCTTTTGCAAAACCAAGATTATTATTATTAAACTCAGTAGTTGGTTCTACAATCATTGATGAAGTTAAAGCAGCTAAATCGTTCATGAGTATTTGTTTTCTATCACCAAATCCATCATTCTCAACAAAGCATATTGGATAAGCAGAAACATCTAACCATTTCTTAATTTGACCTAATGTAATATCTGAAATATCATCACAAAAAACCACAAGTGGTTTCCCATTAAGGTATTCAATATATGGGCCGAAATCTGTCATTGCTCTGATAACACCTTCTACAATTAAGACATGTACATCTACTGCTGTAAATGTAGACTCTTTAATATTATTTACCATAAATGGCTCAATGTATCCTTTGTGTAATTTCATACCAGTAGTTTTATCAACTCTGGTTTCAGAATACTGAGAAGACTTAACTTCTATATCTCCATATAACCCAATCTCTTTAACTATATCATAAATAAATTTACCTATGTTAGTATCATTAGCAGATATAGAAGCTACTTCTTGTAATAATTCAAGTTTTGATTCTATAGATAAAGAATTACTTTTAATGTATCCAATTACATCTTTTAATCCTTCATCCATTTGTTTACTGAGTTCATAATAACTCATTCCTTCATTTAACAATCTTGTACCCTCATTAATTAAATATTGAGCTAATACCATTGTAGTAGTTGTTCCATCACCAGATGATAACATTGTTTTCATAGATGCTTCTCTTAATACAGTAATAACCATATTTTCAAAGTTATCTTCAGACATAATGTATCTTGCTACAGTTACACCATCCTTTGTAATATGAGGTTTATTGTTATCATCTTTAAACAGAACAGTTCTACCTTTTGTACCTAATGTTAGCTTTACCGTATCAGCTAACATATTAACACCATTTAGAAGTTTTTCAGTTGTAGTCATAAATTAATTTAGTTTTATAATTGTAGTTTTGTTATTTATTAATTGCCTTTTTCATATCTGCTTTCATCTTTTCAATTCTCTGTCTAGCCATAATCTCTTTATCAGTCAGTCTTTCTTTTTGTTCCATTTGTCTTTGCTTCATTTCGTAGTCTATCTTATTCTTATCAGATTTATCTTGAGTTTTCATTTGTAATTCTCTTTCTTTCTGCTCTATCTTCTTCTCATCAAGTTCTAATTTTTTCTTTTCATTTTCTACTTTAGCAATCAATTGATTTATTTGCATATAATCAGGAACACCATCTTTATTGTAATCTTTTTGTACATCAAATGACATTGCTTGATATCTAGACTTCATTTCGTCTCTCATGTAATCTAACATACCTTTCATGTATTCTTTATCAAGATCAGCAATTTGTTCGTCTTCTTTTGCATCAAGTTGCATTTGTAACATCTCTTTCTGATGATCACGATCTGCTTGTGCTTGTTGTTCAGATCTTTCAGCAAAATCCATTTCAACTTTTCTAACAATAGTTTTAAACTCAGATAGATTTTCAGTTTCTAATAAATGAATTAAAGTATCTAATCCTGCTTTATTGTTTTGTACTAATGCATGACCTAATGATTTAGCTTGTTCTAATACTCTAAATGCTTTACTATTATCAGCAATCTTAAGTATATAATTATCTTCTAATCTAATTAAACCTAAATCAATTACAACTTTTTCTTCATCATTTAAAAATCCTCTTAATTTACCACTATTTACACTAAGTACAGATATAGCCATTTCCATCATTCCTTGTAATACTTCTTGCCATAACAAATCATGAGCTGCGTGTAATGGTTCAGTCATATTAACTGAATGCATTGTTTCTCTATAATTATCTGTAGCTGTCATTCTAGGATTAGATTGTGCTAATCGTTGATCTGACATACCAGCAGCAACTTTAATATTACTTTCAAGGAATTGTAGAATCTGAATATAGTATTGAACAACATTAGAATTAGTAGCATCAATCTTATCAGCTACTTTCATAGTATTTAATAATCCTATTCCTCCACCAGCACCTTTTGCATTAGATAACGGATTATAAAGAATAATACCATGATCTTCGGCAATCTGTAATGTCTTTTCTACACCTAGATTTTTATCAAACAAATGTACATTTAAAAACGTTAAAACCCCTCTATCTTGTGAAATAAGTTTCAAGAATCTAGCCATGATAACATAATATAGTTTTTGCCATGGTTTCATTCTATCCATTACAGAAATAGAGAATGCATTTCTATTGTTATAAATGTAACCGTATATCGGAAGTTTTACTTGATAAGGATTTAATAATGATTGATATGCATCTTCTAATGGTCCGACATCTACAAATATATCACTACCAATTCTAACTCCTTTCCATACTTCTGGAACCCATACCCATTCTAATGAACATTTATTACCACTTTCATCAGACCAAATATAAACAACAGTATCTTTAGTAAACATACTCTTTTCTACTAATGTCTTTTCTGCATCTGTTGGAACAGGAAAATCTTCATCTACAAATGTAGTATCTAATTCACCATATTCATTTATATAATCCATTTTACCAAGTCTTCTTTGAGACTTCCAGTAAACTGTATACACAGATAAATACTCACTATAGTTTCTTCTTGTTTCACTTGCACTTAAACCAATATTGTCAATATATTTAGCTGAGATATAACCATGACTTGGTCCACCATATTTTTCATCAAGAATAATATAATCTTCTGCACTAAGACGTTTACCACTTGGAAATCTACCCAAACGCATTACATCTTTCCAAATACTTGGTGCTTTACGATTAGTACTAAATGGATGATTTAAACCAGTAACACCTTTATGATAACCCATTGCTGTAAGTTTCTCATAATCTTCTTTACTTAATTTATCTCCATATTCTTCAATAACACGACCTACAGTAATGTTTTGTTTATATCCTGCATAATCACCATCTTGAATAAATTGAACGTCTGGTGACTTCTCATAAAACAAATTAAGAGGATTCAATTGTTTAATCTTAGGAAGATCACCTTCTCTTTGAATATATACTTCTACTGCTTCAATACCTGCAATAAGAGCATCTTCAAATGTTTGATTCTTTACCCATTTAAGATTTAACTTTTGAGATATCATCTTCATAATCCTGGATACAGTTATTTCTTCTGCAATAGTTATATTTGCATACTTATCAAATATAGCTTTAGGATTACTTAATGTTTTATATTTTCTTTGATACTTATCTTCTATTTGTTGTTGTAATTGATCAAGTTCTTTTGGATTTACATTAGCTGCAGCTGCATCTATTTCTAACTTAATTAACTCTTGTACTTTTTGTACTTCTAACTTAAAAATGTCATTAGTTAATCTATCTAATTCCATTTGTTTTTCTCTTTCAATTCTATTAGTAATCTCTGGAGAATTATTAACAACATCAAATGCAAATGGTCTATTCCATTCTTCACCTTTCATTGCATCGATAACATTGTGTGTTTTATTGTATGCATTAACAAATATTCTACCTTCATTAGAACCACCTAAACCTCTACATATATCTCTATATTCTTCTTGATCTAATTGGTTATTTTTTAAAGCATAGTTTTCTTCTATGCGATACCAGTCAAGATAAAAGTCATCTGCTACATTGCAGAAATAATTCATGGTTTTAATTCTCCAATTCTTATCTTTTTTACTTGTTGGTAGTCTTTGATTTTGATAACTTAACATAATTAATATTGTTTATATCTGTGTTTATACCATTTACCTAATTCATCTGATATATCATCATCTGCAATTAGATCTTCATTCTCGTCATCATACCATTCTTTTAGTTGAACCATTATACCCATAAGAGCCATGACTAAGTCATAGTTTCCATTTCTATCGTAGTTTATTAACTGTTCAATCATCAATTGATCTTCTAAACAATCTACATTTCTAATACCTTCTATCTTTACCTTTTCTCCAGATTCAGTATCATAATATATTTTGTTTATACCTCTTTTATCTAACCACTCATATAATAAATCTTCTCCAATTTGTTTATGTCTAGGAGTAGCCATTGAGTGACCAAATTGTCTTAAGTTAGTTTTAGTTCCTGGTAAATGTTTTTCCATTGTAAGAACTGGTGGTGTAAGTAATCTATCTAATTCTCCTCTTCTTAAAAAGAATGATAAAATACCACCATCTCTATCGTTCTCAAAAGTTATCTTAGCATTATAATATTTGCTGAGCTTAACAAGTA